TGAAGAAAAAGGCCAAGCGACTTCTCAAAACCATCAAGCGTCGAAAACAGGCACGGGCCAAACGCAGCGCCACGTCGCAGGTACTCAAGCCGCAGCCGACCAGCCCGTAGTGCCGATGGACGTCGGGGCCGAAGGCGTGCGCGCCGAAGGCATCGAGACACCCACGGTCACGGCGCTCGTACCCGACACGGCGGTGGCTGGCGAGGGCGAGCAGATCACGATGGTGGTCGAGGGCACCGGCTTTCACCCGAAGTCCGTGATCATGTTCGGCGGCAACGACGAGCCGACGACCTTCATCAGTTCGACCAAGCTGTCGACCGGGGTGAAGCCGTCGCTGTTCGTGCCGGATGCGGTGCCGGTCGCGGTCCGCAACGCCGGTTTCCCGGCCAGTAACGAAATGCCGTTCACCTTCACGGACGCCGACGCGCCAGCGACGATGTCAAAAAAGCGGTAGGAGAATGGCTCTCCACAAGGATGCGTTCTCGTATCTGAGGCCGACCGACCGGCAGGTCGACATGATGGATGAACTGCGCGGCGGTGCCGCGCAGTACGCCAAACTCATTGACATCGCCGTGCCGGACGGTCCCGACAAGACCTACGCGCTGCGCCATTTGCGCGAGACCGCCATGTGGGTGAACACGGCAATCACGCGCTTTGCCGACGGCACCGCAAGGACCGACGCATGGAGCGAGGGTCTGGTGACCGACGAGGAGGTCAGCAAATGATCGAAAGCATCATCACGCTGCTCATTTACATTTGCGTTCTCGCCATCGTCGTGTACCTGATCATCTGGGTGCTCGGCATCATCGGCGTCCCCATTCCGCCCAAGGTGGTGCAAATCCTCTGGGTGATCGTGGCGCTGGTGGCGATCCTGCTGCTGGTGCGCATGCTGCCGCTCAAGATGGGCGCTGCTGATCCGCACGGCAACACGGTGGTCTATGCGAATAGATAACCCGGCGGCGATGCCGTGCGACAACGTCGACAAGGGGCCGGAGCACAACTGGATACGCCGCGCCGATGGCACCTCCGAGTGCCTGAACTGCGGCACCCGGCTTGACGTGAAGCAGACCAGCGATGCCTTCCCCTCGAGCGGCAACGAAATCAAGAAGAAGGCGGGCGCGAAATAAGGTGACCGCATCCGGCGGGAAGACTTGGCTCGATGGTGTCACCGGCTTTGGGCGCATCACCACCGAACCGCTGGAATGGCTGCCGTTGGAGTTCCTGTGCTTCAACATGCGCGCCTCCGACCGCGAAGAAATCACCGCCATGCTGCCGACCGACAACCCGCTCGAGTGGGCGGCGATGCTGCATCAGGCCTTGGCGAAAGACGGCTGCGGCTGGATCGCCCGCTTCAACGGCCGACCGGCGGCGTGCATGGGCGTGTTCGCCAACTTCCCCGGCAACTGGCAGGTGTTCTCGTTCGGCACCGACCTCTATCCGCGCGTCATGGTGGTGTTCAAGGATCGCATCGAGCGCATGGTGGCGTTCGCGCGCGCGCGCGGCATGCACCGCTTGGAGTGTAGACGCATCGCCAGCCACGGGCTGGCGCATGCGTGCATCCGGCTGGTGGAGTTGAAGCCGGAGGTGACCATGAAGCAGTACGGCCGCCACGGCGAGGACTTCATCCTGTTCGCGCGCACGTGGCCTATCGAAGAAAAAAAGGCCGTCGAGTGACGGCCCAAGTCTTGGGGTGACCGGCAATATATACCGCCGGACGTGACGGTTGTAGGCCAGTGGTGTGAAGTTTTTGTTCGTGTTATTGCTGACGCTTCCCTTCCCGTGCGGAGGCGACCCATGTCCTACAACAACGAACATCCCGAAAAAGGCACCTCGTCCAACCCGACGCCGCGCGAACTTCCGGCGGTGACCCCGCGCGTCACCCCGCGCGTCACGCCCGTGGGCAAGGCGGCGCAGTACCAGACCGAGGCGAGCGAAGCGCGCAACGCCGACGAACGCGCCGAAGGAGAATAGCCGTGGCAACCGCCAATACATTGGCGTGCCGCAAGTGGCGGGAAAAGAACCGCGAGCGCGAGCGTGAACGTCATTGTGCCTACCGTGCAGAAAATCCCGATTGGTGGCGCAAGTATGCCGCGCCGGATGAAAAGAAGCGGGCGAAGTGGCGGGTGCGGCACGCAAAGGACACCGGCAGACTGATCGAGCAGCCGTGTCATTGCGGGGCCAAGGCACAGGCCCACCATCCCGACTACAGCCGACCGCTCGACGTGGTATGGCTGTGCAGCGTCCATCATGGAGAAGCCCATCATGCGCCGACCGGGTGAAATTCAGATCGCGTGGTGTTTTGGCGGCGGCGGTTCATCGGCACCTGCGCCTACTCCTGCGGCCCCGCCGCCGCCGCCGTCCAAGATGGACGAAGGCGCGGCCGGACGACAGGCTTCGGTCGACCAGATCAGGGCGTCACAGGCCTCGGGTTTTCAGTCGACGGTCGGACCCAGCGGGCTGGGCGGCCTCGACAGTTCAACGCGGACCACCAAGACTTTGCTCGGAGCGTAGCCAATGTGCTTCGCTGGCGGCGGACAACAGCAGAACCAGAACACAATGGGCATCGGCGGACCAATCAGCGGAGCAGGAACGGGACAGTACGGCCCGCCGCCGACCGCCACGCCCGCCCCGCCGCCGGTCGCTGGCGCAGCGCCAGCACAGGCGGGCGGCCCGCAACCGGCGCAAAACGCAGGGCCGCAGTTCGTGGTCAAGAGCATCGAGCCGCAGAAGCCCGACAGTCCCGTCGACCCGGAGGCGATGGGCTACAAAGGCGGCACCGTGGCGGCGCTCGACAAAGTGAGTGCCAACCAGATGAAACGCAAACGCGACCAGTCGCTGGTGGACAACTGACATGTTCGAGTATCGTGACAGGTTCATCTGCTACTGCTTCGGCGGCGGCAACAACTCTCCACCCCCTCCACCGGCCGCGCCCAATGTCGGCGTCATCGACGTCAACAAGGTCGCGCCCGACCCGTCACAGGCGGGACCGTGGCGCGGCGGACAGGCCGCCCCCAACGACACCGGCCGCGTCGGCGGCGGGCTGCTGGTCGATGCCGCGCTCAAAGCACCCAAGACTTCATTAGGAGGATTGTGACATGTGTGGCGGCTCCGCTCCCCAGCAACCGGCCCCGACCCCGCCGCCCATCGGCACCCCCGGCAATCCTGCGGCGGGACCGCAAGCCGCCCCGGTGGCGGAAGGCGCGGCGGCCGCAGCGGCGCGTGCCGCTGGCGGTGCGCAACAGGCGGGCACGCTCGGGCAGTCGCAGCAGAACATCACCTCGAAGACGCTGCTTGGGCAATGACATGCTCAAGGGCATCCTTCCCAAGATCAGGAAGGCGGGTCCGTTCTGGGGCACGTTCCTGTGGGCGTTCGGCTTCAACGGCGTGTACACGCCGTGGGGCATCTTCCTCACCCCGAAATACTTCAACAACCGCGCGCTGCGCCGTCACGAAATCTGCCACTGGCTGCAACGCCGCCGCGACGGGTTTATTCCGTATTGGGTCAAGACCTTCTGGTATCTGGCGCGCTACGGCTACTGGAACTCGCCTTACGAGGTCGAGGCGCGCAAGGCCATGAACCATGCCGGTTGACACAGAACAACTGATCGGGCGCTACCACAAACTCGACAGCGACCGCGCCAACTGGCGCAACATGTGGGAAGACTGCGCGCGCTACGGCGCGCCGCGCCGGATGGGTGCGATAGGCCCGCGCGCGGACGGCGACCGCCGCATCAGCCCGCAAATCTACAACCCGATAGGAATACAGTGCGTGCAGACGCTGGCCGCTGCCATGCACGGCATGCTGATGAACCCGGCCACCAACTGGCTCAACATCAGGCTGGCGGACGAGGCGCTTGACGAGCAGGAGAGTTCAAAGCACTGGACCGGCAGCGTGTCGAAGGGGATCAGCAACGCGCTAAGTTCGCCGCATACTGCGTTTCATAGCCAAGCCAACCAGTTGCTCGAGGACATGTCGAGCCTCGGCACCGCCGTCATGTACATCGGCCAGCAGAAGACCGGCCACCTGTTCACGCGCACCTATCCGATCTTCGAGTGCTGCATCGCGGAGAACGAGTACGGCTTCGTCGACACCGTCATGCGCGACAGCATGTACACGGTGCGCCAGATGGTTCAAATCTGGGGCGAGAAAGTTTCGCCCAAGGTGTACGACAAGGGCAAGTACGACGACAAGTTCAAGGTGCTCAACGTCTGCACCCCGCGCTCCGACGAGCAGCGCGACCGCAGCAACAAGACCCCGCAGCACATGCCCATCGCGGTCTGCTACATCGAGGAAAACGAGCAGAACGTGGTGGAGGAAAGCGGCGTCGAGGAAATGCCCTACGTGGTGCCGCGCTGGTGGGTGATCAGCGGCGAGGTGCATGGGCGTTCGCCGCTGATGACGGCATTGCCGCAGGTGAAGGTCGCGAACGCTGCAACGCGCACCGTGATGCGGGCGGCAGAGAAGGCCGTGGACCCGCCGTTGACCGTGCCGCACGAAGGGCTTGTCGGCCCGGTCAGACAATATCCCGGCTCGCTCACTTACTTGCGCAACAAAAGTGAAATCGGCCAGATGCCAACCTCGTCGCAACTTCCCTACGCGGGCGAGTACATCATGAAGCTGGACAACGCCATCCGCACCACCATGTTTGTCGACCAAGTGCAGTTTGTTGGCGACTTCAAGATGACGGCGACCGAAGTTATCCAGCGGCAGACGGAACGCATGCGGCTGCTGGGGCCGGTCTTGGGCCGCTTGGAGAACGAGTTTCTGAACCCGCTGGTCGAGCGCGTGTTCGGCATCATGTCGCGGCTCAATGCGTTCCAGCCGCCGCCGCAGGAAATACAGGGCGCGGACATGCGGATCGAGTACCAGTCGCCGCTCGCCCGCGCGCAGAAGTCGCAGATCGCGCAAGGCTTCGAGCAGGTCATTGCCGTGCTCGAGCCGCTGGCGAAGTTAGGCCCCGACATCGCGCAGCAACTGTTCGGCCCCATCGACATGGGCAAGGTTACGCCCATGCTGTTCGACTGGTTCGGCGTCGACGAAGCCATGCTCAAGACCGACGACCAGCACGCGGCGGCCGCGCAACAGGCCAACCAGAAGAACATGATGGCGATGGTGCCGATGCTGGCGAAGGCGTTCAAGGACGGCGGCATGGGCATGGACAGCATCGCGTCGGCTGGCAAGCAGTCGGTCGAGACCATCGGCAACGCGCAGCAGATGCCGACGCCGCAGATGCCGACGCCCGCGCCCGGATCACCTGCCGCAGGGCCGCCATCGGCGCAGCCGCCGCTCGCCCCCGCCCCCGGTCAGGGCGCACCCGGCGGACCCGGCGGCATTGACCTGAGCAAGATCATCGGCTCGATTGCAGGTGGTGCCGCCAAGATGATACCGGGCGCGGTCGGCTCGGTGGCGGGCGCACAACAGGCCTACAGGCAGTAGATGGTCGAGAAGAAGACGCAGCGGTACGACGACCGCATGCGGTTACAGGACTACCGCATCGTGTTTGGGTCGCCGGAGGGCAAGCGCGTTCTCCACGATTTAATCGCGCGGCACTACGTTCTTGGTTCGACATTTAGCAGCGAGGCAACTATCATGGCGCATGCCGAAGGCCAGCGCGACGTGGTCCTTCAGGTCCTGCGCTTCATGCAGATGCGGCCAGCCGACATACCGGAGGCGCGCACCACCATGTTGCAGCAGTTTGAACTCGAACCAACGGACGAAGAATGACGCTCGAACTTGTAAGACAACTGACCCTGCAACAGCGCCTCGACGACCTCGCCGCCGAACTGCTGGCGCGCGCGGTCGCGCTCGACAACCTCGCCGCCGACATCGAACACACCATGAAGCAGGTGCGGCAGCGCGAGAAGACCTTGCGCGAGCGCGAGCGCGACGTGCTCAACGCCTCGGCTGAAATCGTCGTCATGCGCGACAAACTTCAACGCGGAGAAATCGACTATGCCCGACGACCTGCTCAGTGATGCGCCCGCCCCCGCCGCCCCGGCCGCCGCCGCGCCAGCCCCTGCTGGTGCTGCTGCGCCGCCTCCGGCTGCTGTCCCTGCTGCAACAACGCCGCCCAACGTGGCGGCGCTCGCCCCCGACCCAACCAAGGAGTTCATGAAGACGCTGCCGCAGGACCTTCAGCAGAACGCCTCGCTGTCGCGCTACACCACCACCGAAAGCCTCGCGCGCGCCTATGTGAACCTCGAACGCACGCTCGGCTCGGAGAAGGTGCCGATCCCGAAGGACCCCAACGATCAGGAGGCATGGGACCGCTACTACGTCGCCGGAGGACGGCCGCCGGAACCGAAGGCCTACCAGTTCCAGAAACCCGACCGCATGCCGGAAGGCATGGTCTGGGACGACAACATGGAGGGCTGGTGGCGGCAAGCCGCCTTTGAAAGCGGGCTGTCACAACGGCAAGCGCAGAAGCTGGTCGACCAGTACCGCGACCGCTACGCCGCGCAGATCGACTTGGGCAACAAGCAGGTCACCAGCGAAATCATGAACGGCAAGGCGGTGCTGCAACGCGACTGGGGCAGCGAGTACGAGACACGCCGCGCCATCGCGCGCGCCGCCTTCCTCGACCTTCCGGCGGTGGTGCAGCAGCGCGCACGCGACAGCGGGCTGGCGCGCGACCCGGAGTACATCAAGAGCCTGTACGCGCAGCGGGTGGCGCTGACCGGCGAACGGCAGCCGCGCCCGCCCGGTGAAAGCGCGGAAGGGTCACCCGACGCGCTGCGCGGCCGCATCGCCTCGTTCCGCTCGCAGCACGATGCCGCGCTCAAGGACGTGTCGCACCCGGAGCACGACCTGCGCCTGAAGGAACTGACCGACATGCACAACCGGCTGTTTGTCGAACAGCCAGCGGTGTGATACAGCAGGAGTGCTCGCGGGCACTCGTAACCGATCCGCAGCACTCCCTGTAAGCCGGGATCGCCCTAAACAGGCGGCACTCCCAAAAACGTGTTGAACCGTTTCAACCCATTTTTGTGGAGGCACAGCCGTGTCCATCTTCATCACTACCGCCTTTGTCGAACAGTACAAGGGCAACGTCGCGCACCTCGCGCAGCAAAAGGGCAGCCGTCTTCGGATGGGTGTCGAGAGTGAAAGCGTGGTCGGCAAGACCGCGTACTTCGAGCAGATCGGGCAAGTCGCGGCGCAGATCAGGACCACGCGCCACTCCGACACGCCGCGCATGGATACCCCGCACGCCCGCAGGCGCGTGGCGCTTGTCGACTACGACTGGGCCGACCTCGTCGACCAAGAAGACAAAGTGCGCATGCTGATCGACCCGGCCAGCCAGTACGCACAGGCGGCGGCATGGGCGATGGGACGCGCGATGGACGACGCGCTGATCGTGGCGGCCACCGCCGTGGCATCGACCGGCGTCGACGGCTCGACGCAGACCCCCTACGACACCACCATGACCATCCCGATCACGGTGAAGGACCCGGCGGCGGCGGCAGGATCATGGGGCCTCAACGTGCAGAAGCTGCTCGCTGCAAAAGAAATGCTCGACAGCCACGATGTCGATGCCGACGAGGAACGCTACATCGCGTTACCGGCGCGGCAGGTGACGTCGATCCTGTCGACCACCAAGACCACGTCGGCCGACTACAACACGGTCAAGGCGCTGGTCGAGGGCAAGATCGACACCTTCTGCGGCTTCAAGTTCATCCGCACGCAGCGCACGCTGCTCGACGGCTCCGCCAACGACAACGTGATCTACTGGGCCAAGTCCGGCCTCAAGCTGGGCATCGGCAAGGACGCTTCCGCCCGCATCAGCGAGCGCGCCGACAAGAACTACGCCACCCAAGTGTTCTACTCCATGATCATCGGGGCGACCCGCATGGAAGAAAGCAAGGTCGGCATCATCACCTGTGCCCCGACAGCGGGACCGGGCATCTGATCGAAAGGGGCGCGACGGTTTCCACCCCGTTGCGCCCCTAGCACATTGAGGACGCTCGTCATTCCGGCGGGCGACACCACAACAGGAGGGCCACATGGCCGTCGTCAATGCCAAGTCACCGGGCGTCGCCAACGCCGACGCAGCGGTGCAGACGCTTTCACCCAACGCCACGTCGGAAGGCAAGGCCGCCCACATGGTCGGTTCCGTTACCAAGGCCGCATCCGACAATGACGGCTCGACCTATCGCATCGCGCGGGTCCACTCGTCATGGCGCATCCTTTCCATTTTGATGTTCAACGACGCGCTGGCGGCGGCGGCGGGCTGGACGGTCGGCCTCTACCGCACGGCGGCGGACGGCGGCGCGGCGGTATCTGCGGCCTGTTACACCAGCGCGCTGGCACCGACAGCGGCCAACCAAGCCGGTTCGGAAATAGCCTTCGGCACCGGGCGGCTCGGTTCAAAGATCGGCCAAGCGGTGTGGCAGGACGCTGGCCTCTCGGCTGACCCCAACCTCTGGTACGACGTGGTGGTTGTGGCGACGACCGCAGGGGCGGCGGCGGGCGCAATTTCTTGGAATATGGAATACGTGAAATAAGGCTGAAGACCCCTCCGGCCTTCAGTCGCATCGAGCGAGGTTCTGCAATGCCTATGACAGACTTGGGGATTGCGAACCTCGCTTTGATTGACTTGGGCCAGCCGGTGCTGGCGGTAGCGGACAGCACCTCGAAGGCTGGCCGCCTTTTCCTGACCTCCTACGAACCGACCGTGCTGGAAATCCTGCGCGACCACCCGTGGCGCTGCTGCCGCAATCAGGCGCTGATGGCCTCGGACCCGAACGCCACGCCGCTGTTCGGCTACAGCCTCGCGTTCCGGGTGCCGCCGAACTTCGTCAAGGTGGTGTACGTCGAGGGGTCGAGCGACTTCACCGACAGCGCCACCGGCAACATCGAGCCGTTCGCGCGCCACGGCGACTACATCCATTGCAACATCGAGGGCTTCCGCCTGACCTACGTCGAACGCAAGCCGTCCTCTGAGTTCGACCCCGGCCTTGTCGCAACAATCGCGGCGCGGCTGGCGTGGCGCTGGTGCAAGCCGTTCACCGACAGTTCAAACGACATCAAGATGTACATGCAAGCCTACACGCAGATCAGCGCCGACGCGAAGTTCAACGACGCGCTCGACGGTTCGCCCGACATCCAGCCAATGAGCACGTGGGAACAGCATCGCCTGTCAGACGTGTGACATGGCAACCGTCAATTCCATCCTCACCAATTTCACCGCTGG